TACTCACTATTGGTGTTGGAGGGTATATTGCTGGTCGTTCTGGTGAAAAAATAGCTCAGAAATGGAAAGAGAATAGTTAAATATATCATTCGATATACAATCTATCACAAAAATATAAAAATGCTCTGACGAGCAAAAAAAGGGGGTTTAAAGGCATAAAGCGATTATTCCCCCTTTATTTAGTGAAAACGATATAATTAGGAACAGAAATTTAAAAAACTGCATTATATCAGCTTGGTCGGAGGTCTTATTACAATGTCATAAAACTTTCCAAGCCATATCTATCCACCAAATTTTTTATTATAACATCTAAGACAATACCATTCAGTATTATTATCATAAACATTATTAGTTCCTATAAAAGGTATCATATTTGGTTGTGTATATATTCTAGCACAATCTATACATTGATGTTTATCAATATTATTAGAACGGTATGTCAACTTCTTCTGTTGAAGTTCCTGTCGTTTGCGTAGACTTATTACTACCACTTGCTCCTCCTTTAGAATCTACAATTCTCATAGCTCCACCAAATGTTGGAATTACAATTTCTGTAATATATTTGGTTTCACCATTATCATCATATTCTCTTGTCTCAATTTGTCCTTGAATAAATAGCATACGACCTTTGTCTACATATTTTTCAAGTGTTTCAGCAAACCTAGAATTAAAACAACAAATCTTATGCCATTGAGTCTTTTCTTGCCACTCGCCTTGTTTGTTTTTAAATTTTTCTGAAGTTGCTAAACTAAATCTAGCAAACTTGTTTTCTCTAGTAGAGATTTTTATTTCAGGTTTAGAACCTACTCTACCTAGTAATGTTACTTGGTTAATCATGCTGCCTTCTTCCTTTCTTTAGGTTTAAATTCCATAGCTTCTTTAACTTCTTTTTTAATCATTTCTGAAATTTTCGCTATTGGTAAATGTTTATATATTTGATCATCAATCATTTCTAATAAATCAGAATGATTAACTGATATACTTTTTTTTATTTTTTTTTTAGTCATTATACCTCCTTAATTTTATCTTTATTTACATTAGAATATTTTTCTTCTAATTTTTGTACATATTTATTGTCGTCAAATTTACCCATAAATACATCTGCACATAAACCAAGATGACTAAATCCTTTTGTTAATGCGTCTGTCATACATTTCTTTGGTGCCTCATCATCAAAATTCATATTCTTTTTGAATAATTTTAATCCTGAACTAATCGGACCAAATTGTAACCAGTTATTATTTATATTCCAACGAATAGTAACTTCACAAAATACTAATGTATCAGTATAAGTATATTTACAATCATAAGACCATCCTTTTCCTACTGGTCCAAATATTTCTGTCATTCGCATTATTTGCCAATGAGGATCAATAGTAGTTAAATCACCAAATCCTTTATTAACTTTTTTTGTTAATCTAGGATCGGTTTCTTTTAATTGATCCCAAATTTTTCTATTTTCGTCAGTTTTATCAGTCATTAGTCCTCCATACTTTTGTATTACTGTTAAAATTATTTTTTCTTCTTTCACCTGAATCAAATATTAATTTCATAATTTTTAATTCAGTAAATCGTGGTCTAATAGACAAAATACTTTCATTTAATATTTCGGCTACTTCTTCTGGTGTTGCTCCATAAGAACCTTTCCTTTTAATAGTATCAAGAGTTTTCTCTCTCAACTGTCTAGACCTAGATGCAATCTTTGTTGCAGCTTCTTTGCTAGTGGAATGTTCCTTGTAACCCGGATTCATCGGATATTTCAATTCCGAATGTTTCGATAATGTCTTTGAAGTCATTAATTCCCTCCATTGTGCTAAAATCCATATAATCAGGTGGTACTATGTCATTTGTTACATGATACCAAAACAAAGTTTCTGCTTTCATTAATTTCTCAATGAACGCCTCATCTTTTTGTATTTCCCATTTTTTATATTTCATGTTTCCAAAAATTACTGATAGTATTGCTTTTTTAAATCCAGTTACCATCATATAATGTTGTAATTGAGGATAGTATTTTTCAATGACAGTATCATCTTTAGCAAAAGCATTAGTATGTTTTGCCTCAAATACTTTTCCTTTACAAACACCATCTAAATTACCATATAAATGATTATATTCAGGATGATGGATTGTATCTACACTAACAACCCTTTCGCCAGTAATTTTCTGATACCATTGTCTATTAAATTTTTCGGTAAAGATTCCAAGTTGAACTGGCAATATATCTGATAAATCTTCTCGTTTGGTTTTACCAGTTTTTTCATCCCATAAGTCTTTCCATTTGCCATCGACAATACGAATTGCATCAGTACCTCCCAATCCGTGTGGTCTATTAAGTTTTTTTGTTCTTCCCATCTATTTTTCACTCCTTTCATTAATTTGTCGTCGTCTATATACATTGGATTTATTTCTTGCCAAATCCCATTGCGACTGCTCATATTTATACCTCCTCATAATATAATCTGCTATTGGTTTTGCCTCAATATTATCTGATGTTTTATTGCTATTATATTTTTCTAAAAAAAACATATACATATCAGATTTTAAATATTTAATTGCTAAGTTAGAAACAAATTCTTTTTTTTTCTTTCTACCTTCTATCCATTCTAAAGGTTTCTTTTTTAAACCTAGAGTTTTTCTAAGTATATCACCTAATTTATTTTGCATTATTTTCCTCCATATTTTAATTGCAAAAGAAGTTCGGCATAATGTATTACTTTTTTTATATCTTCTTTTCCTCCTTTAACTGCGTGTCTAGTTATATATTTAACAATATTTCCTTCACACCAATCTAATTTATTTTTAGTTATATATTCTATTGGTTGTACTGCTAATACTCTATAATGATCACCACCAACTTGTGTTTTAGTTGCTAGTTTTATTCTTTTTAAATCTTCTGATTCAAACACATTTTACCTCCTATCTATTTTATGTTTGTTTCGCCAATAATTATGAGAACGAAATTCATATTTTCTTTGTTTTTTTCTAGTATCTGGTTCTTTAATTAACTTATCTAAAGGTAATTGTTTATCAGATACAGAATCTAAACAGAAAGGACAAACAATATTTTTTTCTTCAATTATAGTTTCACAATCACGACAAATTTTCATTGTTCCTCCTTTTTTTATTTAAATGATAATTATGGCAATATAATGTTCTATTTTCTTTGTTTTAATTCTATGTCGCATTTAAGAGTGTCTGCCCAACAACAAAATAGAAAGCCACTAGGTTTTCTCATACCTACTTCCCATTTAGATACTAAACCTCTAGCACAACCAATTAGATCATCAACAGCATTTTGTGAGAGACCTAATTTTTTTCTTTGAATAACAAATTGTGGAATAACTTTATCAAAAAATATTCCAAGTTCTTTTTTATTATTCATACTGTTGTATAATTTTTTTTAACAGTAATTGTCAAGTGCGTAGAGGGATTAGCTTGTGATCACCCTCAATCTTTTCACGAACAGTCAAGTTTCCTCGTCTAACGCTAGTTCCAATACCACCTCCGAATACCTCAGTCATTTGACCATACTTCCTCTTTAGTGTGCCTTATGCCCTGTTAAATAGACAGACATTATTCAGCCATACGCTATCCCATGTTGCAACATGGAAACCATTGGGGGAGTAAATTTCCCTCATCAAAAGGTCATACTTACTCCCTAACTCTACTATATACTTTCTCTATAGGCAGTATAATACCTCTGAGTAGCTATCTCAGTATAGTTCAGTAGAAGTGTTCTTTATGCAGTTGCAAATTGTTTTACTTCTGCAAGTGCTTTATTATTTATTAAAGCATTCCAATCAGGACTTTTTACCATATCAGCTACTTGTCCTGACCTTGTTCTAATCATATTCATTTTCATTCCTTTACCTTCTGGTTTAGATGCCCAGTCAGTAGCAGTTTGATATACAGCATATAAATTAAGACCGTATTTTCTTTTATATCCATCCCATAGATTAGATAATTGTTTCATTCTATATTCAGATACTCTTGAATGAATTGGATCTTTTATTTTTGCTATTGTATTTTCAAACAATGCTTTTACTTGCCATTCAGGAATCATTGAAGATGCCATTTGTTCTAATTCTTCAGGATATTTTTCGAAAGCAGAAATTGCATTAACAATATCTACTGCGTCAATAGATGCTTTGTTATTCCAATTCTTTTTACTTAATCCTTTGATTTTCCAATCAGCATGAAACATTCCATTAAGACATTGTATACACATTGGTGCAAATATAAATTGTTCTGCCCAATTTACATCATATGAAGTCCAAGACCATAATACCAAATGATATTTATCATTATTAAAATTAAAATATGCTTTTGGAAACTCCATAATACGACTATATCTTGCTCCTCTATTCCATAACTTATCAGTTACTTTAACATCTTCAGGATTTAGTATGCTGCTGCCACTAAATATTCCATCAGATAACATTTTTGCAAACTCACCATAAGTTCGCAAATTTTCTGCACTTCTTTTACTTAATGTTGATAAATAATTGCCATCTGTTGCGTTATAAATGGCTAATTTATCAGGTATTTCTTCACTTGTATTGTTTCTAAATACATGAAGTGGTTCTTTATCAATCTCAATATTACATTCATTTGCAATAGGTAATTGACAATCTAAATAATTTTCCATATTTTACTCCTTAGTAAATAATATTTCATATGTTTTACTCCTTGTATGTCGGGTAGGGTTTTCCTCCTAAAATTTTCCCTACCCGATTTCTATTTCTAAAGTATCATAAGCACACCTAGTATCATCATATCGTTGACCAAAAACTAATCTAATAGATTTAATTTTACTTGCATCTAAATCTGTATAATCTTTTTCTTTTTCACTAGGTAATAAATATTGTTGACCAACAAATTTAATTTTTGTTTTTGATCTATTTTCAAGTTTAATCATTTGACAAACATTCATTAAATCATTCATTGTTGTTATACTCATTTAGTTCCTCCATAACTTTCATTGATTGTTTTATCTTCATCTTTTTCTAAATCTGTTATTCTAGTATTCATAGTTTTCAAACTATTAAATAACATTTGAATTGCGTCTATCATTAACTTTTGTAGTTTCTGATTTTCTTTATCAATTTTTCTAGTAAATATCATATATCCTCCTAACTAAATTTTGTTTTAAGATGATTTGCATACTCATTAACCATATCATCTATTACTTCTGATAATGCATTTTCTGCATTTTCTTTATCTATATGGTCTACACCACTAGCCTTTTCATTAAAGGCATAAATCATATCTGAATGTTGATCTGTAAATACCTTAAAGACATCATCTTTTGTTTGCTGCAAAGTATCAGTATAATTTTTTTGAATTAAACTACTAATAATACTTTCGGCTTTTTGTACTTGGCTTTGAACTTCGTCTTGCTGCCAATCTTTTATTTTACTCATTATTACCTCCTAAATATATAATTAATAATATTCCAATTAATCCTATGACAAGTATGTCAGGGAAAAATGGCAACATTATGATTTTCTAGGTCTACCTCGTTTAGGTTTTACCTCCTCTTTAGTTTCATCAGGCATTATTATTGCTTCTTCAGCTTCCCAATGAACTTTTTGTTCTTCTTCATTATCTAAATCAAATTTATTATGATGAACTTCGCCTGTATTACCAAATATTTCTCCTGTATTATTGTCGTAAATATTTCCTTGTTCATCTACACAAAATACTTTTTTTCTTTGTGAGCTAAAAGGATCAGGATTAAGTTTCTTTTCTAATCTATTCATTTCGTATAAATTAGTTATCACATCAGAAAATTGCTGTGATAATAAAATTCTATAATACCAAACACCTCTGTTTTTTGCATATTTGTATATTGCACTATTAAGCAATATAGATGCAAAAGCTCCTGTGCCTCTCATTGTTTTACCTATAACCATATTATATTCCTTTCTAGTTATATCGTTTATTCCATATCATAGATACTCGATCATAATTTATTCTATCTCGTATCTGTGATTTAGTTTTCGGTTCTCTTAACGCCTTTTTTCCTAGTCGTTTTCT